CGAGCCACGGACGGCGGACTTCATGTCCTCCGTGTTGCGGATGGGTTCGTCGCCCTGCTTGCGGACGTGGTGGGTGATGATGAGGGCGGAGCCGAGTTCGCCGCAGACCTGCGAGGCGACACGGATGAACTCGTTGATGACCGTGGCCGAGTTCTCCTCCCCGTGCATGACGGAGTTGAGGGTGTCGACGACGACCAGACGGAGGTCCTTGATTTGTCTGAGGTGGCCCATGAGTTCGAGCCACTTCTTGGACGCCCTGGATTCCTGGGTCCTCGGGTCCTTGTCGACAAGGGCGAACGAGCCGCCCGAGTTGATGAGAGGCAGGATGATGAGCCTGTCCTGCACGGCGAAGCGGGTCCCAGCGGCGTCGATTTCGGACAGACGGATGTGCAGTTCCTCTTGGTCGTCCTCGGTCGTGATGATGACGGCGGTGCCCCCCTGTTTGACGGGATGACCGCACCAGACCTGCGGACCGCAGACATCGGTTGCGGCCACCTTCAGGGCAAGGTCCAGCATGAGGAAGGTCTTGCCCGCACCGCCTTCGGCGACGAGCATCTGGTGCTTGCCCGCAAGGATGAGTTTATCGACGAGGAACTTGCGGCTCGGAGGCGTGCCTCCAGACCAGCGGTGTGCGGCCCAAGCCAGCAATCCTTGGCCGTCGTCAGACACGATGGGCTTGACGGGCTCGGGGAACGGACCGTGTGCGTGCAGGTCCTTCCGCAGGATGGCGTTGAACTCCTTGATGGCCCTCGGCATGGGCCAAGGCGGGACCATGTGGGAGTCCATCCATCCGATGGTACGCTCGAGTGCCTCCTGCTCGGTCACCTCACCCCGTCTGATGGACGAGATGAACATGCCAGCCACACGGCTGAACTGGGACCAGCGGGTCATGTCCCCGTCGCCGCCTTCGTGGACCTCCTCGGTCAGGTTCAGAGCCCGAAAGTCCATCTGCCCCTTGTCTGAGGCAGGTCCTTTCTTACGCTCGAACGCCTGTCCAGCCATAGGCTGCATCTGCTGGACGGTCTCGATGATGTGGTCTGGGTTGTAGGCGGCCTCGTTGCGTTCACGGATTTCGACGAGGGTCATCTTGCCGTTCTTGCCGTGGATGGAGCCAGCCAGACGGATGGGCTGGTGGGCCCGACCGAAGGGATTGCCGTCCGTGCCCAGACCGAACTGCGGGTCACCGCCCACCTTGGCGGCGAGGTCATGGCGGATGGCGACGGCCTCCTGCACGGTGACCAGCCTGCGGGACGTGCTGATGTAGACGTGCAACTTGTCGTTGCCCTGCTCTGTCTGTCCGCCAGACGCCACGACCATGGACGGCTCGATGCCAGCCGCTCGGATGTGGTTGACGGCACCCCAAGGGTTGCCGCTGTCGATGTCGCAACAGATGGTGTCGAAGCGGATGACGTGGGCGGACGTGGCCTCGGGTTCGCTGAGGACGCCTGGGACGATGAACGCCCCGATGCCGTGCGTGTTCCAGCGGAGCACGTGGTGGTAGACCACTTGGGCGAGGTTGTCTGGGCAGTCGAGGGCGGGCTGGATGAGGATGTTCTCGGCGAACACGCCTTCACGGTCCGTGCCCTTCTCGCCGATGCCACGGAGGCAGACCCACTCGCCAGCGGCGAAAGGAGTCCTGAACAGCAGACCGAGGTGGTCGCTGACCGATTGGAAATGCGGGGTCATCTTACTTGGCCTTGCGGTGCATGAAGATGGGGGTGCCTTCGCCGAACCAAGAGCCAGTCACGTTGTACTCCATGTACTCGACGGCCTCACGGTAGTCCATGTTGTCACGGTCCATGAGGACCTTGACGCACAGTTCGTAGTCGTAGACCACGAGCGGGAGCCTGTCTGGCTGGTACGTGGAGATGCCGATGACGGCCTTGTCGAAGCCGTCTGCGATGAGCAGACCATTGAAGTCTGGGCCAAGCGTGTTCTTCTTGGGCTTGGGTTTCTTTACTTTAGCCATGACGGGATGTTGGTGCTTTGGGTGGGTTGGGGGAGAGTGGTTGCGTGGCAACGGGCCTTGTAGTCGCAGAACTTGCACCCGAAGTTGGACGGGTCCTGCGAGAACTTGGTCAGTTCGTCCGCTGTCTGCGACGAGATGATGCGGACAGCCTTGTCGATGAGTTGCTGGGCTGCGTAGGTGTCGAGCCTGATGACCTCGGCGTAGACCTCGCCCGTGTCACGGTTGAGGCAGGTGAACAGACAGTACTCGAGATTGAGGTGGGCCATGTAGGTCTGGGCCTGTGCCCAGTAGACGTACTTGGCCTCCTTGATGCCCTTGGAGACGACGTCCTTGAAGGACTTGGAGCCGAGGGCCTTGTTCTCCCAGAGGGCTGGCCACTTGAGTCCCTCGAGGTCTGGGCCTCCGTGGATGATGCCGTCGAGGTGGCCCTTAAGACGGCCGCCAGCGGCCTCGAATCCGAACTGCTTGCCGTCGGGGTTGTGGGTGACGAGCAGGAAGCCAGCGGCCTTGAGGTACTCGGCCATGCGGTCTTCGCCGTCATGTCCCATGTCGAAGATGCGGATGGTCTTGCCCTTGAAGTCGGAGCCTTCGTCCTTGGGTACCTGATGGTACTCGTAGCCGAGGGCCCGCTCGCAGTGGTGACCCCAGCGGGAGGCCCCGAGGTACTTGCGTGGGGCCTGCGATTTGTTCCTTGACATGCACGCATCGTCAAGAAGCGAGGTCAGTCGGGAGGACAGGTCCTCCTTCTTCCCTTCGGGGGGAGAGAATAGCGGGTCCATCAGTTGCTCTGGAGGATTTTGCGATACTCACGATGCGACTCGATGAGCATGACCAGCGTCTCCGCATCGATGGCGACGTAGTTTCCTACCTCCTCCTTGTGCGTTGAGATGGTGACTGCGGCCTCGTAGACCTTGTCGATGTAGTCTTCCTCCGAGTGTTCGTTTTTGTTTTTTGGGATTGTCATGGCGTGTGAATGTTAGAGGTTGTGAATCGTCTTGCAAATACGTTCTTCGTTAAACTTCCACGTGAGACGGCAGGCGGCCGAGTATCTGTTGATGAGGCAGAACGGTCCGAGGCCCAGCATGCTCAGTTGTTTCTCCGAGGCGGGCAGGCCGAGCCAACGCTTGGACTTGCGGGCGGCGTCACGGTCTCCGTGCTCACGCATGTAGTCGTCGGCCGAGGCCACGCACGGCACCCGTTCCTTGGAACGGTTCAGGACCCTGATGCGGCCCTTCTCGACGGCCCCGATGGCGACGTACGTTCCATCCTGCAGACAGACCACCATGCCCCACGCCGTCATGGCCGAGCACACGGACACGGAGCCTTCCCACAGGTGCTCCCATCGGAACGGGCTGGCCTCGATGATTTCAACCTCGGTCATGCCGAAGCGTTCGAGGGCTTCACGCTCCTTGCCTGGGGCCTTGCCTTCCTTCTCGTACTCGTGTCCGCAGACAGGACATTCAGACAGCCAAGACGGATGCTGCGTCCCGCACTGCGGACATTCGACGGGCTTGGCCTCCGCCTTCTGGCGTTCCTCGATGCGGGTGCCAGCGTCGATGTCGCCGTGCGTCAGGATGCTGTGGCCGAAGTCGAGGATGAGGCAGTCATCCTTGATGACTCCTGGGTACCGCTCGGGGTCGACCTTCCGCAGACCACGCCCAATCATCTGAATCATGGTGCTCTTGTGACTGCACGGACGCAGGAGCATGACGCAGGAGACGGGCTGGCAGTCCCAGCCCTCGGTCAGCACGGCCACGTTGATGAGGACCTTGAACTTGCGTTCGTCGAACGCCTTGAGCACGGCCTTGCGGTCCTTCTCGGACATGGCCCCATGCACCACGTGGGCCTCGATACGCTGGGCGGTGAAGGCTAGGCAGACATCCTCGGCGTGCTTGACGGTGCTGCAGAACACGACGGTCTGCCTGTCTGGGCAGCGTGTCTGCCACTCGGTGATGACGGCGTCGTTCACCACCTGCTTGTTCATGATGGACTCGACCTCGCCCATGTCGAAGTCGTTGGCCGTCCTACGTACCTTGGAAAGCGATTCGCCAAGGCCGCAGTCGATGACGAACGTGCGTGGCCTGACGAGATGTCCGTCTGCGATGAGTTCGCCCAGCGTGATGGCGTCGCAGACGTTGTCGAAGACGGACTGCAGACCCTGGCTGTCGCCACGTTCGGGCGTGGCCGTCACCCCGAAGATGACGACGTCCTTGTTCTTCTCCCGTGCGGTCCTGATGATTTTCTGGTACGACTCGGCGGCCACGTGGTGGGCCTCGTCGATTACGACCATGTCGAAGACGGGCATGCGTGCCAGCGTGTGGTCACGGCAGAGCGTCTGCACCATGGCGAAGGTCACCTGCCCGAACGCCTTGTTGACGGCATCGCAGATTTCGCCGTGCCTGCCAGTCACGTTGCGGAACGTGGCCGAGTTCTGGAAGACCAGTTCGTCCCGATGCTGCAGCACGAGGATGTTCTTTGGGTGCCATGCGTCGCAGACGGCGGACAGCATGACCGTCTTGCCCGCCCCAGTGGGGGCGATGGCGAGGGTGTTCTTTCGTTCCTTGAGTGCGGCACATGCCCGCTCAACCAGTTCCGTCTGGCGTGGTCGAAGAATCATCTTTTAAAAGGGTGCCCCAGGAAAGAGGCCGTCCCAAAAAACGGCGTTATCCTGTTAGGTTGTCTGCAGACAGACGTGGAACCGACAAAACCACGCTGTCTGAGCAACTTGGGACTTCTTAGATTAATACGGGCCAGGTATTGGAGGTCCAGCCCTTTTGATTGATGTCGGTTAAAACCCCTTAGAAGGGGTTGCGGGGGGCGGGGGTACCGATGAACGACGGCTTGCCGTAGGACGGCTGGCCAGCGGTGGGGCTGACGCCAGACATGGCCTGCTTGAACTTCTCGGACGTACCGCTCTCAGGGTTGGGGCTGAGGAAATCCGTCACGGTGTTCTTGTCGGCGTAGCCTTCGGTGCCCTTCTTGACCCCGACCTTGATGACCACGGTCTGACCGCTGAGGGCGGAGACGAGGTCCTGCAGGTTGGAGAAGCGATGGTAGGTACCTTCGTCACCCACGGTCACGAGACCAGAGGCCTCGAGCATGCGGACGAGGAACTTCTTGCCCATCTCCTTGGCGGCGTCGCTGTTGCCTTCGAACGTCGGGTCCATGACGATGGACCAGACCTTGCGGCCGTTGTCGGTGCCGCCCACGAGGGTGAACTCGCAGTCGAGGTAGCGGCTACCCGTGTTCTGGGACGTCTTCACGCCCCTGATGTTGACGACCGCCTTGCTGACGGTCTTGTCTGCGATGAGGCCGATGGACTGGCCTGCGGAGTCTTTGCTGCTGAACATGATGTTTCTTGGGTTTATTTGGTTTCCGCCTTGTTGTTGTTGGACACGTCGGCCGTAAGGCTGGTAATCAGCGTGGTGTCTAGTCGCTTCCCTTCCCGAATCTTCTTCATCAGGAGACCGAGGTCGGGGGCTTCAATGGATTCGAGGCGGCCGCTGCGGTCCTTCGCAGGGTAGCCCCATTGGTTGTCCTGTCTGCAGACAAAGGCACGGTGCATGGTACCGTCCTCGGCCTTGAAGGTCTGCAGGGTAAGGACCTGGTCGAAGATGCCAGGGAGTTCACGGGCGGTGGCCGAGCCTTCGATTTGCGGGCTGTAGACGTCACGGCCGAACTCGTCCTTCTCCTTGTCGAGGATGCCGACGAGGATGGTCGAGCGGTCCGAGTGCTGGAGGTGGGTGAGCCAGCGGATGAGTTCGGACTTCAGCGTGCCGTAGGCGGAACGCTTGTCCAACTTGCCCGTCTTCTCAGACATGGACGACGGCTGGGTCTGGGCCCACTCGAACGCCAGACGGCTGGCCACGGTGATGGAGTCGACGTACAGGTTCTTGTACTTGGCGAGGACGGCGGGGTCGCCAAACGCCTCGTGTGCACACAGACGCTTGTACGTCTCGATGCCGTACGGGCCCGTGGGGTCGCTCGGGTCTGGCCCGCAGATGAACAGCGTGAGGGCACGGCAGTACTCCCACGGGTGGATGCCGAGGGCGGCGGCCTGCTTGCGGATGTCGACGACGTCACCAGCCCAGTCTTGGATGGCGAGCGTGCCAGCCTCGAGGTCGATGAACAGCGTGTCGTTCGGGTTGAGGGTCCGAGCCTGCGTCGTCTTGCCGACCCCGCTGGGGCCGAACATGACGATGTTGACTTTCGGGACGACCTTGAGGCGGTCGTCGGCCTTGATGATACCTTTCATGGTTTTTGGTTTTTGGGGGAGAGGGGAGAACGCTGGACTTCACGAGCCACACAACATTTGCCCGAGGTCATTGCTGATACCTCAGTCCAGCGTTCAAAGTGGTTCACTCCTTCGTCGGGAAGGAGAACTTCGGTTCGCTGTAACGGACAGTGCGGGCGTCCGTCACCTTGTCAAGCAGGTCTTTTTCCGTGATGCTCTTGTAGACCGTCTCGGGCACCGTGATGGCGACCTTGAACAGACGCTTGACCGTGTCGGCGGGAAGCGTGGCGGCGATGGCCTTGAGTTTCTCGGTGTCCCACGTGACGGTGTTGCCGATTTCGCAGAGGACCTTGACGCCGTCCTGCGTGATGGTGCACTCGCCGTGCTCCTTGCCACGTCCGTGGATTTCCATGACGGCCGTGTCCTTGTAGCGACGGAGGAGTTCCGCCTTGATGGTCTCGACCGCACGCTTGCTGGCGGCCTGCTGGGCCAGGTGCTCGTCGTGCAGTTCACGCAGACGGGCGACGCTGATGGTCTCGATGTTATCCTTGGGCTTCTTCAGTTTCATTGGTTTTTGGGTTGGGGGAAAATCAGGCGACGACGTACTCCATCACGGAGATAGGCTGACCTTCACGGTCTGCGAGCATCAAGATTTGGATGAGACGCCACGAGGGGATGCGGCCACGCTCACGCCACTTCTCGATGGTCTTGGTGTTGACGTCCACGCCGTGGGCGAGAAGACGCTGATGCAGTTCGTTGACGCCACCGAAACGCTTGATGATTGCGGGCACGTCGACCTTCGAGTTTAGGGTTGCCATAGGACCGCCAGACTGGAGGCCTCCGACGAAGTGTCAAGAATCACAGTTGACAAAACGTAGGAACATTCACAACTTACCTGCCCACCATGAAAACACCCGCATTGAAACAGAACAACGACGGTATCTACGAAGTCCGCTGGTCCGAGGCAGGACGCTCCCGTGTGCGTTCCTTGGGCACCAGAGACCACGCAGAGGCCATCAAGGCCTACGCCGCATGGCTGACCAAGGACAAGGACGACAAGGCCGCCAAGGCCGACCCCACGGTCAAGATGGTCATCGACCGCTACTTTCAGGAGCACGTCGAACTAGGTGTCGTGTGCTACGAGCGTCAGGTCATCTGCTCGAACCACCTGCTCAAGGAGTTCGGCGACATGAAGCCGAGGGACGTCGGCTCCACCGAGAGCCTCCGCTACGCCAACAACCGTCGACGGACGGTCGGGAACGGGACCATCCGACGGGAACTGGGTATGCTGCGGGCGGCCATCAGGTACTGCATCATGTCTGGCTACCTGTCTGCAGACAGCCTCCGCCACATGATTATGCCCCCGTCGGCCGAGCCAAAATCCCTATTCCTCACCCAGGGGCAACTCGGCAGGGTCTTGCAGGTGTGCGAGTCCATCGGGAGCAGGCGTCTGACCGCCTTCGTCACCATCGCCGCCTTCACGGCCTCCCGTCGCAGGGCCATCGAGACCCTCGAATGGAGCAGGGTCGACCTAGTCAACAGGGTCATCGACTTCCATGACGGTAGCCCGAAGACCAAGAAGCGGAGGGTCAAGGTCCCCATGAATGAAAACCTGTACAACTTTCTGTTGATGCACAAGGCGACCTCAGACGGGGAGACCGAGTTCGTCTTGGACACGGACACCCCCATCCACTTCCTATTCCAGAAACTGAAGGCCGAACTCATCGCCCGCTTCCCGCTCGAGTCGGCCACGTGGGAGGGCATGACCCCGCACACCCT